TCCTGCGACGACCATGAAAGGTTGTCGTCTTTGTAGTAGCCACCCACAATGGGGAAGGTGGACTGCTTCATCCTATATACCAATTAGAACCATTGATCGAGTTCAGCGCTTGACGCCTACCACCAGGAATCGGCGCATCCAGAATCGGCTGGATTGGCGTTGCTACCATCTGGTCACGCCATAGGTCATTGAGGCTGGCAACGGCTACTTGGGCGACTCCTGGTAATGGTGTGACGCCATATTCAGGCGCAAGCGTCATCGCCAAGTTATAAGCGACGGCTTGTTCGGCTTCCACCGGAATAGGCATTTCATCATCTGGCGCAGAGACGGGCGACCAACCCAAAGACAGCAGGTCAGCCTCCCATCGTTGCATCATGGCGTTCAGCGCGTCAATCGCCGTACCCATATCACGAGGCCGCACATCTTGTGAGGGATCGATGACCTGAATAAGGCGAAGTGAACGTCCGACGATCTTGACGACGGTTGTCATGGTTTAGGCCATGATGCCGGCGGCTTTAAGTTTCGTCAGGATCGCGTTTAGCTCGGTAGCAAGCGTGGCGAAGTTGGCGTTTAGAATGGGCTGACTGAAACTAGTTCCTACATCGACAATGGCAGTGGCCGGCGTTCCCGGACCTACACTCGTCAACGCTGCTTGGTCAGCCGATTGCAGAACGACACCAGCAACGGTCGTGGTCGCAGCGGGCGCATTTTCGCCAACGAGAGACACGATATCGTTGATGGAGACGGTAGCCTTACCGCCATTGTTCTGCGATGCGTAAAGAAGGGTGTTAAGGGTTGTCATGATTTGCTCCTAAGCCGACTGATTGAATCGGAGGAAAGTGAAAGTAAGATCACTTCCAGATAGATCAGAACCGCCATTTTGCTGCATCGTGTTATCGGTAACCACAATCGTTCGAAACGATGGTGTTAAGTTTCCTCCGATAGGAACGCCATCATTAACATTGGTTTGATCCACGCTAAGCAAAACATCTCCGGCCTTCACGCCCGATAGCGTGAAGGTTGTTTCATCAGAAGAAACACCATTTCCGGTAAGTTGAATTATCTGAATCGGCGAATAAAGAGTCATATGAATTTCCATGGAAAGAGAGCCCCGAAGGGCTCTCAGGATTGGTTTTAGCCTTCACTTTGCGTGACGACATTGCCAGTGGGATTAACCCACAACTGACCAACAACATGCGGATCAGCTCCGGGAAGGTCGCCCATAAAAACCGGGCTAGTTTCCACAGTGCCTACGCCAATAGGCGCACTCCACCAATAGCTTTCAGAGCGCTGGGCAACACTAGGGTTAGTTGGATTAGTCATGATTTACTCCTTATGCCGGGGTGAAGTCGGACGGATCGTTAGTGATACGCGCAGCCCATTCAGGACGAAGCGCACCGAAGGCGTACATGATGTCGAAACGGGTCAGGTTCATGTCATTGACGATGCTGGAACCTTCTGTCACACGCATCGAGACACCGTTGTACTGACGTCGCGAGGTTTTCCAGCCAGCCAATTCCGGCAGATCAACCGTCGCAAATGCGAAGGCTTCCGGGCGATACGCCAAGGACACGCCGTAGGACGAGCTTGCCGTCTGATCGATGGTAATGACCGCATTGTCTGCTGGTAGCGCCGTGACGTTCTGCTCAGAACCCGTGAGGGTCAGTGCCGGATAGATGCCGATGGAACCCGCGCCTCCAGCATAGTTGGCCGTGACGACGAACTGACGCAGATAGCCAAGATTCGCCTTGGTCTGCGGATGGACGGCGAACACACCGGCAAAGGTGATGATCGTACCGACCGGAACCGCACCCGTGCCGGTATCTACCACAATGGACGATCCAGCCTGATTTGCACCGTTGACCAGATAACCCGCGCCAGCACCGTTTGTAAAGACTGGCATCACGGTCGAGCTGTTCCAGTCATAACCGGCGGCACGACCCATCACACCATCTTCGTACTGCGTATCAAGCTGCTTCTGCGAGTTGAACAAGCCAGCCAGAGCCGGAACCAGAGTGGTTTCGGACGTGGTGTTCATCAGCATCTTCATGGTAGACGGACCCGCGCCGTTGTCCATGATGAGCTTTCGACCAATGTTCGCCCATGCAAGCTGCGTCCACTGTGCCGCGCCACCGGGACCGGTCTGGTTTGGAATCGATTGCAACGCAAGATTCTGCACAGCGGCTTCAACCGTGACAGCCAAGTCCGCGACCTGCTGGCTCAGATAGCGAGCATCGAACTCTTCGATATCCAGCGCCAATTCGGAACTGGTGTATTGGACGGAGAAGTTCAACTGATCGATCACCTTCACATTACGGATGATCGTTTCCAGTGGGGCAGGAGCCGCAACGCGGCCTGAGGTAATGACGGCATGCTGCGGAACAGCAACACGCAAGGTATCGCCAATCGCTGGCGCACCTTCTTTGAACTCCGACGCATACGTGCGCGGGATAGTCTTGATGAAGGAGAGATTTTCGCTGAACCGCATCAATGCGCGGTCAGCGATCATGTCAGTGGTGAGTAGCTGGTTACTAGCCATTTTGAAGCCTCATAGGAAGGATTTAGCGCCCTCCCTGCTTCTTCCAAGCTTTGATGCGGTCAGCCGTGGACATCCCTGGATCGTTGATGTCTACACTGGGCTTACCCGCACCTGAGATTGTCTTCACAGGCGGCGGCGCAGAAGTGGTTTTCTTGGCAGTCACAGGCTTCGGCGTTTCCGCCGTTTCTTCACCCTCGAACCGTTCGGCCAACTTGGCGATTTCTCGAACCTGCTGTAAGCGCGGTAACGCATTGATGCGCTCGGCTTCTTTCATGTTCGTGGCTAGATGATGGGCAATCTCAAGATCGTGTTCGTCACCCATGAACAACTCGGTCAGCGGTTTGTAGGCCGGATCGGTATTCAGTTTTGACGACACAATGTCATCCCAAGCACCATCGCCAGCCTTTTCCTCAAAGGCATCGACATGCGACTTGAACGATTCTTGGGCTTCAGCCTGTTTCCTCTGCTCCGCTTCCTGTTTCGCTGCATGGTCTTTTCGCTCAAGAGCCTGTTCAACGCGATATGCGATGTACTTGTCCTGATCGAAGTCGAAGTCCTGTAACGTTTTCTCGTGCGACGCGGCCTGCGGTTGTGGTGCAGACTCGTGCCTTACGGGTTCGCGCTTTTGGATTTCTTCCAGTACAGCAGCACGGGTGCGGGCTTCGGTGACTTGCCGTTCCCTTTCTAGCCTTTCCTTCATCCAGCGAGGCAGGCGTTTTTCGCCTTTCTGTGGAGAGTCCGCGTCTAGAGCGTCGCTTTCCCCTTCCGGGGGCTTTGCAGCTTCCGGTTTCGGCTCTGGCTTAGGCGTCTGTCGTGCCGTGATATTCGGCGTTTCAGCAGCCTTAGAGCTGGTATCGATTGATTTCAGCTCAGGTTGAGCTACCGGTGCCGTTACACCGTTGGTTTCGTCGGTCATGATGTTTACCTTTTGTGCTGGCAATGTCAAGGCGTGCCAGCATCACCCCATTAAGCGATACAAGCCCAAAGAACTTTGCAAGCAATGTGAATTGCCTGATCAGTGTTAATTCCAATCTTCTTTTCACACTTTGCATGGTCAGTTAGTGCATGAACGACAATCTCAGCCGCGCCGAGCCACCAAACGCCCGTAATCAATGCCACAAAGCCGCCGTGGATGAAGGAATGCGCCAATAGGCAATGCCACCACGGAACATAACCGGGGCCTGTTCTGCATTTCCCCATTGCCAAGAAATCACCTTGCAGCGGGTAATCGGCAATAAAATGGGCAGCTATTAGTAGGAATAGCATGTAAGCCATCAGAATCCACCTGTATACGTGTCAGGTGAAGATGGACCAATCGGACCTTCATGCGGCACAGCGAAGCCCACTGGCTGCTGTGGCATGAGGGCTGCCCCGTTCTGGATCATCGTGGCGTGACCATCGGCCTCGGTGCCGGGAATCTTGGCGACGAGACTGGCGGTCTTGGCTTCTTCCAGCTGCACCTGCGTCTGTGTCTTGGCAGCGATGTCCTGCGCGCGCGCCGTCGCGAGCGTGGCTTGTGCCTGATGATGGGCAGCCTGCGCAATGACCTGCGGCGGCGGCGGTGCGGGCGGCGCGGGCGGCGGATCGTTCGGTCCTGGCGGGATAATGCCCTGCTTGACCAGCGCCGTACGAATCCACTCCACAGCATCGTCAATGCCTGGAACGTCCATCGACTTCATCATCAGGTATTGGCCGATAGCGCCAACAGGTCCCGGCGTCTGCGCCACGGTCTGCGCGAACTCCGCCAGTTCCATGCGAGCCGTCTCGTAAGACTTTCCGACCGTTACCGTCACATCGTACTTACCGCGTGAGAGGTCGTTTTCGACGTATTCCTTACCTGTGACCGGATCAGTGACCATCTTGTTGATCGTGACGTATTTCTCAGCCAGATCAGGCCCCAGAATGCGTATGGAGCGTTCGGCATCATAGTAATGCGGGATAGCGTCCACCAGAATCTCACCCAGCCGTTTGAGTGCTTTAACCTGATTGTCCACATAGACGAAGTTGACCACTTCCGCTTGAGCATTGCGCGCCATGATCGCGCGACCGCTGGTTTCATTTGACTGGCTTCCTACCGACGCGTCATACACACCGGTCGTAGCCTTCATCTCATCGACGGTGATATTGGACAGGTTCGCGAGGGCTGAAGGTAGCTGCGCCATCGGTTCGCGTGAAGGACCGCCTGGTGCGTTAGGGTCAGCGTTGAACAGCAATACCGGCGGATCGTCATAGCCTAGTCGTTCGTAATAGCTTTCCAGACCTTTGATCATTGCCGGAGTAGCTTTAAGCGGGCTGTTCGGAAGCTTGGCGACCACCTCCACCATCGAAGACATTTCAAAGTTGTGAATGGTCTGCGAGTCACGGGCAAAGCGCGTCATTCCTGAGTAAATCTGCTTGCCATCGATACTGATTAGATCACCCCATTGCGGAACAATCGGGATCATCGAACCACCCCATTTCGTCGGTTCTTCGAGCTTTCCATTGCCTGATACAGGGCACGAATAGATCACGTCCACATCGACTTCGCGAGTGGATTTGATCGTTACTGGTGGCGTGGCAGCCGGTGGAGGAATAGCTGTAGCGCCAGCTGGTGCCGTGGCTGGATCAACAGGAGGCATAGATTTAGCTGCATCAGCTTGCGCTTTCTGATAACCCTCATAGTCTTCTTCATCGACAATCGAGCCATCGGAAAGCAATAGGATCGTCTTGGGTTGCTTCTCTGCGTACCAGTACTCGGCAATGCGCACCATATCTTCGGTGCACCACAATAGGTCGCTATCACTGTCAGTCCGGGCTACATCGAAGTCCACCACTTCCGCATTAGGCCAACGTGCTGTGAATGTTGCCTTTGGAATCAGTTCGGAAATGAACCAATATCGCGCGTCGGATCTGTCGAACTTTCGTGCAGATGGATCGCAAAACACGGTCATTGGATCAAGCACCGCTTCGATCTTCAGACATTGGTCGAACGTATCAGGTGACTCATAGTCCGACTTGACGCGCAGAACGCCATAGCCGCCGCCACACGACCACTGGAAGGCAGTGTCATAGGCGTTGTCAGCCGACGAATCGACCTCGATATTTTTGATCATGCCGTTGAGGACTTCTGCCGTGTCAACGTCCTCGTCATTGGACGCGCGGCATTTAATCTCTGGCTTGTTCTTTAGCTGCTGCCCGGTCACTCGGCGAATCAACTGGCGAACCCGATTGAACTCGTAGTTCGGCTTGTTGCGGCGCTTGGCCGTGAGATGAGCGTCCCATTGATGCCCAGCCACAAAGGCGAACTTCATGTCTTCGACGCACTGCCGACGTTGTTCGGTGTCGAACGTCATAGCATCAGAGGCGCGCTCAAGCATCTCTTTTGTCCACGAATCTTTCTCGACCACTTTCTGCTTGGTTTCACCACCCGTTGAACGGTAGGTCTTGGACTTAGCCATGGAATAGCTCCGAGCGCTGGCCGAAGCCTTCACGGGTGAATTGGGTGGTAAAGGAGATGTTTGGCATAGCGCCGAGGTTTAGCGTGGCGTAGTCAACGGCAATTAGCCCAGCTGCATCAGCGGAGTGGCTTGACCAATCATGGTGGGGACCTAAGCCGATATTGCGGTTCTCATCGCGCTTTTCGTGATACCAGCCCAGCGCTGATCGTCCTGCTTCGGTTTTCTTCTCATCGAACCACATAGAAGGAAAAGCTCTACGCATAGCTTCGATGCGCCTGGAAGCGGCACCTGCACCCATATTGGGAATGACACGCACATCGAACTGAGCTTCCATCAACGCACTTTGATAGCTCACCTGAAATACCTTGTCGTGCTGTGCTCCATCGTGAGGAAGAACAAGCTCAGCCTTACCGTAACCGTGATCGCGTAGCCACTGGACATGCACGCTCAAAGGTTGACCAACAGTCTCATAGTGATCCAGCACGCGTATCTCTTTGCCAATGAACTGGACGATCCAGATAGCGCATGCGTCAGCTTTGGCACCCGTTCCACCAATGTCCCAATAGGCACGTAGTGTCATTAGAGGGTCGGCAGATAGATTGCCAATGCGGCCTTGTTCCTTGGCTTCGGCTAAGGCTTTGGCGTAATACGCACCCTCCACGGAGCGTTTATAGCCACCTTCCCATATGTGATCGTACTGATCTGGCCGCTCCTCAAGGTCGCGCAAGCGCTCACGTTCCAGTTTTGCGGGGAACTTGGGGTTATCGCGCCAATTAAGCTCGACCATCCGCACGAGAGAGTCAGTCGATAGCCGAAATCGCTTCTCGACGGCGTCAACTTCACGCTCGGGGTTCCATGTCACCCAAAGCTCAGCGTTCCAGTCCGTTCCTTCCTCACGCAACGTTGGTATCAGCGTAGACCACGCATCGTTCGTGACCGGGCTTGCCTCATCGACCCAGCAAATCAGAATGCGACCCTTTGATTTGATGCTGGCGATGTTCCGATCTAGACCGGAGAATGCGAACGAGATGCGCCCATCCTTTGACTTGATGTACTTATCGCCTACATCGTAATAGTCAGCTAGCCATTGTTCGTCTTGAATCGCCCGCTTCACTTCCTCAAGGCTGGAATCCTCAAGGCTATTCATGAACAGGCGAGCGCAGACGATGATGCCGCTAACGCCAGACGATCCAAACATCATCCCGCGTACTGCTGCCATCTTGGCGAATGATCGTGTCTTGCCTGAGTTGTGGTTGACGATACCGTTTGACAGGTAGTTCTCAAGCACCGGCACATGTAAATCCCAATACACAAGGCGGTCGTGCTTGCAAATGCTTTGTATGCCAATCAAACTATGGCGGTCGTGAACACAACTGGGAGAAAACCATGAACTATCGTGAACGCCGAGCCGAGGCATGCCGGGAATTGTTCGCTTCTTTCCATCCTGACTTTTCAGGTTGTCGTGATAAAGACCGAGCGAATGAAATTCTTGAGATGGCTCGCGAAGGAATGTTTTCTGCTGATATAGCGCAACGTCTCGGCATAACTCCAAAGGCTGTGCAGAAGCTTTACCGTCGCTATAACTTCCCTCAGCTACAGAACTTTTCGCCGCCGCTGCGAGAAGAACGCGTTGGCTGGACAGGTGGCGTGAAGGAAGTTCGCGGGTATCTGTATTCTCGTTCGCCAGGTCATCCGCGTGCGTCCAAGTATGGGAACTATGTTGCGGTTCACCGACTTGTGATGGAGAAGAAACTAGGACGATATCTGAAAGGATCGGAGGTTGTTGATCATATCGACGGGAATACGAGAAATAACCACCCGGATAACCTTCGTGTTTTTCCGAATAATGCGGAGCATCTTCGCGTGACGCTGAAAGGCCGTGTTCCGAATTGGTCGCCGGAAGGCAAAGCTCGGATGGGGACGCCACGTAAACCGAATCAGCCATCGTCAAATCTTGAAGCTCAACCCAGCCTCGATTCGTCAGAAAGCGATGCTCGTCCGTTACAGACATTGACCGACCATCCAGAAGAGTCACCAAGTAAAGCTGTTGCTCGTCATATGGAATGGATGGAGTAGCTGGAGCTATAACGACTCGACCATCCAGCACCGAGTAAACGCTGCCTCCTTTGAACTCGCTTATCTTCACTTGACCTGAAGGCGTGTCGATAAGCGTATCGGGGTGGCAGCAGCCGCGCCCACCAAAAGCCCCACGGACGTCTGCTGCTCCCAAAAAGATAGGCCGTAGCTTTGGAGGAAGCTGGACAGTGACTTCGGTCAAGGCTTGTCCATGTCAACGAGCTTGATGGAGTGAACTATCTGGAAGGGATTATCTGGGTCTGTAGACATTTCAACGCTCGATAGGTCGGGAACTGATTTCCTTAACAAAATTTCAGCTGACTTAAGCTGTGTTGCGGTAAGATCACGCTTACCCTCGAAATGGTCATGCAGCCCACGGATTAACATACTCGCCTGTATCTTGGCGCGTATCTCATCACTGTGTTTTGGGCGTAGTGTCCGTGCAGCCATTCGTATAAGTCTCGCGTCTCTTAGTCGTTAATATAGTTGCTAACCAGTTCATTAATTAGGCAAATAAAAAGGTCTTACAAGCCCTTGGTATCGATGTCGATTGGTTCAATATCAGGTTTTACATCTTCCATTTCCATGAGGATTTTCAATACATCGTTGTCAATGATTTCCGCCAGTGAATTCACTACCTTATCCAGGGCTTTGGTTAATTCGATTTCGTATTCTTCCAAAATTTTCATATCAGCACTCACCTTACTCCCGCATAGTACATCGCCCGGCCCATAACGACAGAATGACGCCGTAGCGCCATGGTAATGCAGTAGGTGAGGTAGGTTTGGCTGGAAACGGTGCTTTTCTTCGATGGCCTACGAACTAGCTTGCCATCAACAATGTCCATGTCTTCGTATCCCGTGAGGTAGCCAATTTTCTTGGTCGTCATGTCAGTCATCGACCACCGTATGGTGTGATCCAGCATGCAAGCGAATGACGCCAGTTGTCTATGCGTGAATTGATTCGATCCTTGGCTTTCTTCCAGCGTGAGCGCGTGTCCGGCTTAGGCTGCGCCCACAATGGCCGTGGTATTCCTTTGAGGAAATCCATTTCTACCTTCAAGTACGCGGTAGCACGTTCTGCAATCATCTGTGGCGTCAGAATTTCCATATTAGCCTCCCTTGAACCACTTCATCGGCTTATCGGCAACCTTGCTGGTCGTTTTGGGGCTATTGGACTTCGCGGC